TTCTTAGCAATCATTAACTGCGACTGCTTAAGCACGATCTTTTTGGAGGATGTGCTACGCGATGCCGGAGCAACTACTGTGGCAGGTCTATCGGTGCGCGTAACGGGCTTGCCGCCCCCGTTAGTCGTTTTAATCTCGTCCCCGAAATTCTCGGGAAATTTGTCACGTATTGTTTTGTCAATACGCTGGTAATACTCGTCAGTCGTTGCATACGCCTGACCGTGTTGGGCAACCAAGTCCTCATGCAGCCCTAATGCCAAACTCGTCATCAGCCTGTCTGTACCGAACCAAGGATTTCGCTCTTGCCACGAACTCGCTTTTGGATCCGGTTTAGGGACTTGTACTTGTTCTTGGGGACTATTTACAGCAATTTCTTTGTTTTGTAAAGAGGGTCTGTAATTTTTTATTTGCTGAAGTTTATAGTTGACCGCAGCCAACTGCTCCTGCGCATCCACCACTTTGTCAGAATCTCCAGACTCATAAGCCTCTTTATAGGCCCGTTTAGCCATCTCCATCTCAAGCTCAGCAGCGCTTTTTGCTGTGTCTATGAAGGATTTTTCCCCCTCAGAGAGCCTAGATTTCAGGCGTTTATTCTCTTCAAGAGCGTTTCTAGCAAAGGCTAAAGCCTCTTCCCGCTCCCTTACGGCCTCATCTTTGACCCGGCGCTCATCGTGCCAGACCTTTTTCATCTGTTTCAGGCGAGTTTTTACCTTGTCGGAATACTCTTCTAACTCGTCTGCCTCTAATTCTTGGACTATATCCTGCGGAAGCGGCGTCCTACCCCGGTCTTCCTCCGGCGTGTCATCCTCAATCTCTATATCGACTTCGGGTTTTCCCTTAGCTGCTACTTCATTTTCTACGGGTTTACCCTGATCTTCGCCCTCTATTTCAAACTCAAATTCGGGCTTTCCTTCTGCTTCTTTTGGTAACGGCATGTTTTACTCCTATTTGCGGCTGATTCCACGGGGGTCTTCAACTACTCCCTCGACAGAATCATCGTTGATGATGCGGAATTCACGACCATGAATCTTTAGCCGTGTACCTGCGTGTGGGCGCACGAGAATAAAGTCCCCTTCCTTACACCAAGCCCCACTTGGGAACCTTGCGGCGTCTTTATAGCAATCTGGCCCCATCTTTACGACAAAAAGGACTGTAGTTAGCAGTTCTTCGTGCTGGAGAGTTAGGTCAGATTTGATAATCCCGCTTTCGTACTGCTCTTCGATGTTAGGAATTCCACACAAAATGCGGTATCCCGAAGGATCCGGTAACTGCTTGGCTTTGCGTTCGTCCGTGTCTGGCAGAGTACTTACTTCACCTTCTTCTGTAGCGATGGCGAGTTCAGTCATCGTCTTTTTCCATCCTTTCTTTTGTTTCAATAAGAATATTGTTTGCGATCAAAAGCCCACGGTAAATGCCACAAGCATATTGATATGCTCCAAAATCTTTGGCTTTACCTAAAACGGCGTCCTGTTCGATTACTTTCATTTCCTCGCGTATCTTGTCTGAAAGATACTTGAGAATGTCATTGCTCATTTACTCTCCTTTTTGGGGGATTGTGGCCTCATTATCTGAGCTATCTGAACACCAAGTTTGGCTTCTTCTAGATCATTTCGGTTAGCCTGTAACCGTTCTTCTCTGGCAACTTCAATGCCAAGCTTTGTTCCCTCAAGATCATTCTTGGCCGCAATTTGTGCTTGCGCCTGACGTTCCTGAGAGGAAATTCTTTGCTTCTCGAGTTCAAGCTGTGCTGCCTTAAGTTGGGCGTCCGTTTGGTCTTTTGTAGCCTTACGTTGAAGATCTTGCCCTTTAAGTTGAAGCTCTTGCATCTGCATCTGAATGATGGGGTCTTGCGCTTGTTGCTGTGCCTGCTGTTGTGCAGCGGCGGCTTGGTTCTGTTGGAGCAACTGCTGAGAGGCTTGGGCTACCAGACGAGATAATGCAAACTCAATGTCCTCTGGAATCGGCTTATCCTCATCCTCAAACGTCGGTATTGGCGCTCCAACCTGTTGCTCAATTTGATTGCGATACATGTATCCAAAGTGCTCGGCAATGTGAGCTTGTAGTGCCCCCATCATCTGTTGCGCCATTGGATTTTGACCAATCATCTGTGCAGTCATTGGATCCTGCATAAATGTCTGGTGAGTTGTAATATGGGCTTGGTGATCTTGATAAGAGAAAGCCTTGAGTGGCTTACCTTTGAGCACATCCATATTTTCTGAAACTGGATCCCGAGGTTTCTGGTCATCTTGCATCGGGACTAATTTAGCGGCGTTCCTAATCCCTAACACCTCAAGCATCTGTCGGTGTAGATATGGCAAGTCATATAACTGAGGAGCCTGCTGAGCCAATTGCATGACTGCCTGATACTGGACAACCTTCTGCGACATGGTTGCCGCGTTGGGGTCACTAACCGGTATCACATCTACGTCGTCGTAGTCTGACTGCTTAGCCCGTGGTGGGCCTTCTACTGGCTCGTATGAATACTCTTCAGGGGTGTAGTCACGGATGATGGTTTTTAGAAGCTTGAACTCTTGCTTCATGCTGTAGTGAATGCGTGCCTGAACGGCAGACATCACCTTGAGAGTTCTCTCTAATATAGCCAGCGTCGTGCCAACAGGAGATTGAGCACTCATGTCGGATACCTTCAGATCTGCTGCACTAGCAAATCTACGACCTTCTTCAACGATGGTGCCCAATAGGGTATACAACACCTGACTCGGCTCCTTATATGGGAGCGTCATGATGTTGTCTTTAATAGTGCCGGAGGCTACGTCTACATCACGGAATTCCGCCGGAGCGATTGGCGTATCATCTCCCTTAACCCGAAGACCTTTAGTTTTGAATCCTCCGGGGAGATTCGAGAGAGTACCAGCGTCAACAAGTTGGCGAATAAGAGAAGTACCAGACTTGGCAAAAGCACCAATGAGATGGATAAGACCAAAAGCGTAGAAGCCAAATCCCGGGATGTATGAATAATGGACAAAGTGATTTCTTTTTTGTTTAAGATCATCGTCTGGGTTCCAGTTTCGGCGGATTGCTAGGACTGTCTGTGTGCCTTTTTCAATAGTAACGACGTAAGGCAGCGCAATGCCCGTCGGCTCCCCATCCTCGTCTTTGTCCTCGTAGCCGGGAAGATCCATGTCAACATGCATCTCAAGGATCTTGTACCGATCATCGGATGAGGCACGAAAGCCCATCTTCTCAGCGATCTTCTTTTCCACCTCGTCGAATGAATCAACTGGATCACCAAGTTCTACGTCACGATAAAAGCCTGCTACCTGTAACCTGCGCAGTTCGTTTTCCGTCTTACGCATCACATGCGTGACACGCTGGGAGGTCTGGATGTTCGACGCCCCATACGGCACGACAACGTCCTCGGCGGGCACAAATAGCGACACTTGACGCTCAAGCGATGGGTCGTAGTAGACCTTCTTGAACGCATTACCAGCCAGACCCAAGCCCCACAGCATGCGCTCATGCTCAGGGCGATACTCAACCATGACTTCGGTTAATTGATAGTTCATGTCATCTTTGACACGAATAGCTGCTTCTTTTTTCTCTGGTGTCTCTTTGCCGATGATCTGAGTCTTAACTGGGCCTCCCGATGGGAAGGTCTCCATGATTGTCTCGGCTTGGAACTTAACTAAGGCTTCACTTAATAGTGGGTGGTAGACACCACAAGCACCGGGCCAAGGTTCTGTCCGGTCTTCAATCTTCATACCCAGCAACTCTAGGCCATCTACATAAGTCTGCATCCAGTCCTTGCGGCTGGAGATGTCTTCTTCAAACTCACCAAGTAGGTCACCGCATAACTCGGTCAACTCACCGTCTTCCATATCCTCAGCAAGGTTAGCGTTGAAGTCATCTTCCGCCTCTGCTTCTTCAATCTCTAATATGGGTTGCCCATCAATGCCAATGCGCACGGCTTCGGGATCTTCGATCTCAATCTCAAGAGCGGGTTCATCCATCATCTCTTCGAGATCTAAACCCATCGGGGCTTGTCCTAATGCTTTATCAATTGCCATATTCTGTCCTTAGTAATAGCCTTCGAAGTGCCTTTTAAACTGCGGAGTTTCTTCAGGCTCATCTAAATTAGTACGAATGTACCCGCCCTTGCGGAATCTCATCAACGCGAGGGATACAGAGTCAACGTAGTCATCATGCTCGCCAGCGGGAAAAGATGCAACCTCATCAATTACTTCTTCCGCCCACTGGGTGTTCGGTGCCCACACTCTACCACTAGCAAATAGATCTGACACGGCGTTCAATCGACTAATCTTGTCGTTACCCCTGCTCGGCGTGAACTCCTGCACAGGTATCCCCATAGCCCGCATCTCGTAAATTAGGGGCGAACCAGAAGCCTTTTTCTCTATGATCACGCTGTCTGGATCCCACTCTTTATACTGATCAATAGCTTCTTGTTTTAGCCTTGGGAACTCCATCCGATCCCTAAAAGCGTTCAAAAGTATGATGTTTGCCTGCATTAGCCCCGTGTCATCGGGCTGATAGAACACCCCCCAAGTCGTCAGGGCGCTGTAGTCGGAGCGCTGGCTCTTCTCAAAGGCCGTATCCCACGCCATCAGGGTAAATTCGCAGCTTGGTGGGTCATCTTTCTCCCAAACCTGCCACCACTCCCGCTTAACTATGGCTGAACTCTCGGAAACGGGGTTCTGTTGGTACTGCGCCTGCCATTTACTGTTAGGAAGTTCTTCTTTTAGGGCAGCTAATTCCTTTAAAGACCAAAATTCAGGCCATAAAGGCTTGCCAGACGGTAAAAGAGCCGGAAATTCGATGACTTCCCACTCTTCCCCACCCCTTTGGGCTGCACTTTTAATAACTTGGCCCGTCAAATCGCGTTTTGACCACCTCGTCATCACTATAACGATGCTTCCACCCGGCTGTAGACGCTGCCGAGGGCCTGATGTGTACCACTCGTAGGTCTTGTCGTAGATATCTGGGTTTACTTCTGCGAGGGCGGCTTCTTGTTCCGAGTGAGGGTCGTCAATAATGAGGAGATCCGCGCCTTTACCAGTAACAGCGCCCCCCACACCGATAGCGAAATAGTCTCCACCAGCGTTAGTCGCCCACCGCCCAGCAGCTTTAGAGTCCGCTTGTAGCCCAACTCCCGGAAATACCGTTGTATAGACGTCTTGATCGACAAGATTTCGTACCTTTCTACCAAACCCAACGGCTAGTTCTGCCGTATGGCTGGTCTGGATTACCTTCTTACCCGGATAGTTGCCCAAAAACCAAGCCGGGAGCAGGTAGGAGGCGAACTCAGACTTAGTGTGCCGGGGTGGCATATTGATAATCAGCCGCTTTAGTTCTCCCCTTGCTACCCGCTCAAAGGCACGGGCCATCCGCTTGTGGTGCGCCCCCTCAATAAAGTGGGGCCAGACCTTTTTCACAAAATGCATAAAGTTAGTGGCGGCATCCTCGCGGTCTTTTACGACCTCTAGTTTGTCTAGATCCTCCAAAAGGCGTCGTAGATCCGCCTCGGGTATAGAGCCGAGGTTGTTTAGGAGGGATTTGACTTCATTCGGGCTTATCTGCACCGTCGCCCCCGTCTACCTCGTGCGCCTCAACTTCAATCAAACCTAGTTCTTCCTCAGTACTTGACTTTGCGTCCTCAACGTCCTGTGTATTGGATAGCAGCAGGCGCTTTAGCTTGGCCTCAATCGCTTTGCGTAGATCGTCAGATGTCTTATGGGTAATGGTTATTTCCGACTTTTCAGTAAACGCGCCGATGTCTGACATCTTCCCAATAAGCTCTAAGGCCCGCAGTTCGTGTTTGGTGTCTCCGCAAGCAGAGATATCCAGTAGCTTATTCAGTATGTAGGTTCTGGCTTGGGCGGCATCCGCCACAATGGCCTTGTCGTACTCACTTAGCAGCGCCGAGAGCCTTACTGCAACTGGGCTTTCGTATAGCTGTGGTGGATTGTTCTGAGTTTTCTTGGTTGTATCGACAGATCGGAACAATGCTTGCGCCTTCTTCTCGTCGTCCTCCGTCATCTCAAACGGCATACCAAGCTCAGAGAGCAGCGCAGCGGTTGAAGCGGCAACTCTAGCGTTCTCCGAAAACGAAGAAGCTACCTGATCATCATAGGAATCAGGCAAAGGGTGGGCGCTATCTGGCGTAATAGATAGTGTCATGGAGGAAACGAGGCTCCAAAAAAGTATAGGGGGTGCGTTTCATTGGCGCCGAGTATAGCACCGATTTTAAAAAGCGCAAGGGGTGTGGGGGCCTTGGATAACCCCCATCGTCAAAAAAGGGCGCCCCCACGAAAAAATTATATACCCCCCGGGGGCTTGGAAATCAAAAAGACAAGGGGGGTGTTTCTGTATATACAAAAACTAACTTAGCGGTAAAATTTGCCTAGGGGGTGGGGGCATTCTATTTATGTGATATTGACAGTGCAGAATAATGTGTATGTGGCG